GACAGCGCGGTGGCGATGCCGTCGAGCTTTTCGTCGACGCGCTTCTGCCATGCTTTCAGCTCCGCCCAGATCTCATCCTCTTGCTTGACGTGCTCGGCCAAAAGCGCATCTCCTGTGCGGCGTAGTGCGATGGGGGGATCGGCTGGCGGCGTGGCGGCCGCCTGGCTGCTCGGGTCAGTCGCGCTCATAGCTGGTGACCGTGCGCACGATCTCGTCGTCGGCATCACGCTCGACGGTCTGCACCGCGCGCGTGGGGTGGTTGTCGACGACGGTGACGCCTGCGGGCGCCACGTCGACCTGGTTGGTGATGTTGATGACCGGCGCCTCGGCCGCGCGCTGCTCGGGCAGGTGCACGTGGGTGACGACCTCGGGCGCGGGCACGGTCACGTCGTTGTGCACTTCGACGGCAGCGGTTGAGGGCGCCACGTGGTTGTGGATCTCGTGCCGCTGCTCTGGCACGTTGAGGTGGTTGTGGATCACCGGTGCGGCCGGCGGCGCTGCCGGGGGCGGTGGTGGCACGCTGCGCTGGCCTGCCTCCACGCCACGCAACACGAGCTCGGCGCTGTCGCGCGCGGCGGTGGCCGGGGCGGCGGCGGCTGCTGCCGTTTTGCCGGTTTGCAGCTGCAGCAGCACGTCGAGCACACCGGTTTCGCGCAGGGTGTCAAAGTCGCTTTTGAGCTCTGCGAACACCGCCGCCGGCTTGTAGCCGCGGCGGCGCAGGCTTTCGCTGATCGTGAGCAGGCCCTGGCTGATGAGCGACAGCTCGCTCGTCGCGTCTTGTTGAGGGTTGACGTAGTCCCACTTCGGGGTGGAGTGCTCGCATGGCTCATCACGACCCGGCAGCTTGCCGGCCAGGACGGCAGCGTCGATGACGGACTGCCATACAGGCATGACCAGACGCGGGATGAGGCACAGCCACTGCCGGGCTTCGACCTGGCGGCGGAAATCGCCCTGGCGCACGCGGCTTGAGCTGAAGTTCACCTCGCGCATGTCGCCGGTCATCATCTCGTAGGTGACGCCCATGCCGACGGCAATGATGTGCAGGTGGTGCTTGACGTTGTCGACGTGGCCCGGTGCGGCGTTGGGAGCGACGGTGGTGATGTTCAGGCCCGGTGGCAGCATGGTGATGCCGCCGCTGGCCAGCTGGCCAAGATCTCCGGTCTGCTGGGCATTTGCTGGATCGGCAGTACCGCCCCAGTCCATTGGGTTGGCCAGCGCTGTCACGTCGCCGCTGGCCAGCACCCCGAGGCGCGATTCGAGGTTCTTGCGGGCAAGCTCGGCGTCCTCGAGCAGCTGCAAGTCGCGCACGCGGGGGATGACGGGCGCCAGGCGCGACATGCCGCGGCCCTGGCCCGGACGCTCAGGGTTGTACAGGTGGATGATGCTGGCGGCCGCCACGCGCCGGCTTTGCTGGCGGGCGCCGCCGATGAAGCTGGTGTCTCCAGGGTGCACATCCCACAGCCAATAGGCGACCACGCGACCGAGGGTGTCGTACTCGATGCCGTTGACGATTCGATTGCTGCCAGCGGCGCCGGTGCGGCGGGCGCTGTCGAGCCAGTCGATCTCGAGCAGTTGCAGCTGCAGCGGCACGGGCAGGCCGTCAGTGGCCAGTCGCGGTCGCAGGCGGATGAGGACTTCGCCGTCCTGCTCCATCGCGCGGTAGGCGGCGGCCTGGATGCCGTACCAGTCGAAGCGGCCGTCGGCGTCACAGACCTTGCACCAGTCGGCCCACAGCCTGTTGACGCGGTCAGCTCGGGGGCTGACGGCGTAGGTGGTGATGCCGGTGCCGACAGTGTTGGCCACCAGAGCCTCGAGGCCGGCGGCGATGTACGGCACGTTCTGTACCAGGGCGCGGGCCTTGGCGCGAATGGTCGCTGCGTCGGCCTGGTGGTCGGCGTTGGCACTTGCACCGGCGCGTCGTGGGCGCCAGCCGTCACGGGGGGCGGCGGCCTCATAGGCGCGCTGCAGACGCAGGCGGTCGAAGTAGCGCGACAGGCCGCGGGCCGGGCTGACCCAGCCGACCAGGCGATCGATGACGGTGGCGCTGGGGGGCATCGCCATCAGTCGCCTCGCTGGGTGGTGAAGCGGAACTGGAACGAGCCGGTGCGCCTGCTACTGCCGCTTTGCGTGGCCAGCACAGCGCGGGCGTGCTCATAGGCAGCGCGCAACTCGCCCACCGAGCGGAAACGCACGCGCCGGCCCTGGAACTCGACTTCGAGCTCAGAGCTGATGATCGCTGCGTTGAGGGTGTCGAGGTCTGCCTGGGTGACCGCCATCCGCGCAGGCTAGGGGGCGCGGCGTCCCATTTCTAGGCAAAGGTGGGACGATTTGCAGCGCCCTACTCCGCCCGCCCGTGCTGCTTGAGGAACCGATACACCGTGGTGCGACCGATGTTGAGCCGGCGCGCCACTTCGGTGGCATTGCGGCCATTGAACAGGCGCAGCACCTCGCGCGCGGTGCTGTCTGGATCTGATTCGGTGGCGCGCACGTAGTGCCGCTGGCCGCCGATGTGGCGCCGGATGGCGACCTTGAGTTCGGGCGCCTGGTCGCGGATTTCCGGCAGCAACTCGAGCAGGTAGGCAAAGATGCCGTCGACCAGGTCGCCGTCGGCAAACAGCTCGCTAAGCACGTGGCCCCTGGCCGCGACTGGCGGTGTGGCGAGGGTGGCTGATGCGGGTTTTTTGGTCATGGGGTCACCAGGCGCGGGCTGAATCTCGGGCAAGGACTTGGTGCGGCGGTGGTGCGGCGCGCACAGGCGCAGGCGCGCGCACGGCGACTGCGGGCGCGCTGGTTGTCGGCGGCTGGACGGCCGGCGGTGCCGGGGTGAACAGATCCGGCGGTGGCTGAACGACGGCCTCCAGGCGCGCCCACGCGGCGTCGCTCAAGGCATTGAGGCCGAGCATGTGGGCGGCGTGTGTGGCGTAGTTTCGGCAGTCCAACTTCTCGTTGCGCGGCCGGCGCTTGACCCAGCGCATGATCTCGCCACCTTGGCTGCGCACGGGAATGCGCTGCTCGGCAGTTAGCTGCTCGAACCATTCGCGCGGCAGGTCTTGGCTGAAGTGCACGTAGCCGGGGCCGGGCTGGGCGATGGCAAGCTGGCCGTGCAGAAGGTCTTTGGCAGTGTCGACGCCGATGACCCACAGCTTGATGCCGTTGGGCCAACGCTGGCCGCGCCAGGTGATCTCCACAGGGCTTGCGGTGCCCTTGATGGGCTTGCCCTCGTCGCTGCTTCCCTTGATGGCGTGGATGCGCCGGCGGGCCTGCTGCTGGCGCACGAAGTGGTAGACGGCGTGGGTGTGGTGGCCGCTGTCGACGCTGGTGGCGTCAATGCCCATAGTGGCGCCGTTCCAGGCCATGGGGTAGCGGCGGTCAAGATGGGCGGCCACGTCGTCCCAGTCGCGCTCGTCGGCTGGGTTGCCTTCAATGACGATGTCGTCGACGATCCAGGATTCCATGCCGCGGCCCCAGCCCCAGACGTTGATCTCCCAGCGGTTGCCCTGCACGTCGATGCCGGCAGTGAGGCGCAGGGCGCCGACGGGCACGGTGCGCAGGGGGTAGGGTTCGGCGCGGGCCTGGAGCTGGTGCTCTTCGGTGCGCTCGCCGGCCAGCTCCCAGGTCTGCGCGAGGGTCTCGTTGGTGAAGCCCTGCATGGGGCCGGTGTCGCCGGCTGCGAGCTTTTTGGCGGCCGCGATGCACTGGCGGGCGATGTCGACCCATTCGCGCTGGGGGCTGTAGGCGGCCCACACGTGCACGGCCACGTGGCGCGGGGCCTGGGCGGGCTGGCCGGCGGCGGTGCGCCAGGTCTTGTCGGCGCCGTAGCGCAGGCCGGTGCGGTCACACACCCAGGCGCCGACCCAGTTGGCCAGGTAGTCGGCCTGGGTGATGCTGGCCAGGCAGTGCGGGCAGACGTGGCGCACGGTGTCGGGGCGGCCAGGCTCCCACTTGAAGCCGTGCGCGCTGTCTTTACCGCCCCAGATGAGCGGGTGCTCGACGCCGCAGTGCGGGCAGGTGATGTGGTAGCGCATGAAGGCGTCGGCCAGCTGCGCGCGGTGCTCGATGTGGCTCATGCCCTTGAGCCGTGGGGTGCTGCCGCAGATGATCTTGGGGAACGGCGCGCCCTCGAGGCGACCCTCGGCCAGGGTGAACGGGTCGGACGACTTCTCGATCTGCTGGTCGAAGCCGTCGAGCTCGTCGAGCTTGGCCGAGGCCACGGTGATGCGGCGGTATGCCCGGGCGGCCTTGCCGCCGAGCAGGTGCAGCACGCTGTCGCGGAACTGCTTGTACTTGATCGTGTCCTCGACGCCCTTGGTGAGGCGTCGCGCGGCGCGCACGACAGGCACGCCTTCGATCATGGGGTCGACCTCGCTCTTGACGAAGCTGTCGCGGTCGTCGTCGGTGGGCTGCCACAGGGCTTGGTTGCGTCGGCGGTGGGCGGCGTCGTAGCCGATGCTGGCGGCCAGGCACTTGGTGTAGCCAACGCGCTTACTCTTGAAGACGTCGAGCTCGTAGATGTCGTCGTCGGACATGAAGTCGAGCATGCCGACCTGGAACGGCCAGGCCTCCCAGCCGCCGCGCTGATGCGAGCTGTCGCCGGCCAGGCGGAAATGCTTGCCGGCCCACTCGCTCAGGCTCATGGGCGGCAGGGCGCGCAGCGAGTCGAGGCCGAGCTGCACCGCACGCGCGATGGCGGCGCGCGTGACGGCGGGCAGTTGCAGGCGCTCGACGGCGGCGGTGGTCATGCGGCGAGGTCGTCTATCGCCGTGACGTCAGCGGCGAGGTCGTCTATCGCCGTGACGTCAGCGGCCATGTCGTCGTCGATGTCGGCCAGTTCGTCGAGCCGGCGCACGACCAGATCGGCGGTGGACTTGATCCACTCGTTGCGCGCCGAGGCGATGGTCTTGCCGATGGCGTCTCGCGCTTCGGCGGGCAGGTTTGGGCAGACCTTGCGCAGCAGGCCTGGCAGGGCGTCGAAGCGATCGACAACACCGGCAGAGGCGGCGGCCAGTACGTCGGCCAGCAGGCCGACCGGGGCGTACTCGCCCTGGGCGACGGCGTTCTTGATGTTCTGGCCGATGCGCTGGGCGCGGGCCAGGGCTGCGCGTTCGACGGTGAGCTCTTGGCCGCGGCCGGCGGCCTGTTCGCGCAGGCGCTCGCAGTAGGCGTGCAGCCACTGGCCCACGGTGCCATCGCGCTGCAGGATTCCTTCGGTCAGCATCTGACTGACGCGGGCCTCGCTCAGGCCGACCAGCTCGGAAAAGTCGACCTGCTGGCAACGGGCATCAACAAATGCCTGCATGGATGGCGTCACTTCACCCCCCTATGCACCCTGCGCAACAGTCCGCGATCGGGGTCCGAATTACC